GAACTTTACGTTGCAAATCCGCAGCAGCATCAAGCCGTTGCGTTAGTGTGGTGGTGGTGTTGCTCATGGTTTAGTTTGGTGTTGGTGTTGGTGTTGGTGTTGGTGGTCTTTAAGATAGGTAAGCAAGGATGAGTTTTACCGCAAGGGCAGTAGCTACAAGTGTAAGAAGGATCGGCTCGATTAGTAGTGTTTTCATGGTTTGTTGGTTTGGTGGTGGTGGTTAGAGGCTAGGAAGCGGGACAATGCCAGCCGTTGCACAAAGCGCATATATTGAAGCGATCACCACCGCTGCCCCGACAAGGCCATAAACGATGAGTTCGATGATGTCAGTGATTTGGGCGGCGTTGTCGAGTTGTTGTTGTGTCTTCATTGCGGGGGAACTCTAGGCTGGCAATGCCGAGTTTGTCTAGATGTTTCTACTAGGTTTTAGACGATTGATTGCAAGTCACTAAGCATCAATGAGTTTCGATGGAGAGTTTATTGCGGCATCTCAAAAGGGGGGCAACACACACACACACGCTGCCTTGTATCTACAATGTATTCACACCACCCCCCTCCCCTCATTGGCCTCTTATTAGGCTAACATCATGCCAAAAACATTCAGGATGTCTTGCCATCCCGCCCCACCGCTGGCCAAGGAAGGACCCCCCCCTTCTATTCTACAAGATCCGGCGCGATTTCAGGGGATCGAAGGGGCAAGGGGGGAGCAAAAAATTTAACGTATATATATTACCCCCTCGCATTTTTACATCAAAACCTAGAAAGGGCTAACATCCTCATCCTCCTCCTCCTCATAGTCCTCATCATCCTCCGAAGCCCAGTGGATCTGCCCCCGCTCCGCTTCATTTTCCTTCTCATCCAGAGCCTTAGCAATCTGCCGTTGTGCGCTAGGAAGCATCCCAAGGGCGTTGTAGGGACTCCGGTAGTAGACGGCAGGTCTTTTGTCGATGGAAGGTGTCACGACGACAAGGAAGTCCTCAAAGTGTTCTTCAAGCTGTCCTAGAAGGGCTTGGAGTCTTTCCTGCTGGTAGTCATTCATATTCGACACTGCATAAGTGTTACCCTCCCCTTCTCGTCATTCACATTCAACACTGCACTAGTGTCTACCTTCTTCATCCATTCTTCTCTATACTAAGTAATACTAAGTGAAGTAGAAGAAGATAATCTATAAGATCCCCAATTCCATGACTTTCTTATATTCTCTTCTGCCCCCACTAGTCCCTACTTGTTACTTATAGTTCTCCCTAGGAATCCCCCTAGTATGGGTCTTTCTTGGATGTTATTCATTACCAGAGACTTACGGATGATGTTATTCCAGAGGCGATTGCCTTGGCTAGATGACCCTTATTCTCCTTGGTTTTGAAGAATTCCCATTCCCTTTGGCTGGAGCCGAAGAACGGTTCAAGGATGAGGGCGGGGGCCTTGAGTTCTTTGAGGAACCTGCCGCCCCGTTGTGCTGTGGAGTTCCGTTGTTTTGCTCCACGATTGATGTTATTGGGGAAGGTTCCCTTGAGTTTTTGAAGGATGTTTTCAGCGGCTTTACTGCCTCTGAGGCTGGATGCCCAGTAGAAGACTTCGTATCCTTGTGCAGTGGGGGGACCGCTATTGAAGTGGAGTTCGACGACCAGATCGAGGTCTAGTGGGTTCAGGGTTTTCTGAAGGTATTTCACTCCCTTTGTGTAGGTATTTTCGGGGATAACGTCTACAACGATGCTGTGTATGGAGCTTGGGAGGTGATCTTGGATCATCCATGCGAGTTCGTTATTGTAAACCCACTCGCTGGTGGTTCCGTCGGCTGCGACCGCTCCTTGGTCTCCCCTACGGCTGTGACCCACCACAATGGCCACAGAGGGCCTTGAGAGGCTCGTAGGGATGTTTGAATCCTTTTTGGGGGTGAGGAGGCCATTCCCACCCTGCGACGGCTCAGAGGGCTTCCTGAGACCATCTATGAGGTCTTCGATGCTTCTTTTGATTTCGAGGAGTTCGTTTATCGTATCCATGATGTAGTCTGGGGGGTTCCCTGTGTTCGGTTGTAGTAGGCATCCGCATACTTGCTCAACTCATCTTGGAGTAGGTCGTCCTTTCGTGCAACGATCTTTTCCTCAGCGTCTTGAGCCATGTGCGTTGTCCAGTAGGCGACCCCCATGCTCAACGCATCCAAGCGGTCATCGTGTGTTAAGGCTCCCCGGTCCCTTGTGAGTCTGGAAAGCTGGAAGATTAACTGGTAGCGGAGTTGGGATTCCGTGGGGTATTTCAAGGCTGACTCGTAGTCGTTCTTGATGACCTTGGGGTCCATGACAAGTTTGTGCTGGTTCAGCACTGGCTCCAAGGTGTCCACGATTCGCTTCTCCTTTTGGATGTTGTGGCGAACCTCTTCGATAGTTACGGGGTATATCTTTTGTAGATACGGACGAAGGATCTCAGAGAACATCCCGTCACCGAAGTTGCTTTCGATGACGACAGCGTTGACCTTGTTCTCTTTGGCCTTGATAGTCAACGCCTTAAGGGTCTTCTCGTCGTAGCCTCCTTGCATCCCGCCGGCATCAGGAACGTAAAGGTAGCCGTTCAACATCTTCACTACAGCCCATGATGTTTCGTCCCTTCCTCGTCCCGATGGGTCGATTGCAAGGACGCTTCCGGTGTATGGGATGTGGTCTCCGATGACCTTCATTGGTCGGTAGAATCTGTCGCCTGTGAAGCCAACATTAGGGACTGCGCTGTCCCAAGCGTTCTCTGGAACCTGCGCCCACACCAGCTTCTCTGGGGCGGTATCTTTGTCGAGGTCCATCACGATCAAGTCGTTGATCTTCAATGGGTAACGATCCAAGTCGGACAGCTTAGGGTCCAGCATGAACTGCATGGCAAACCCTGTTTTTCCGTAAGAGGCTTCCCGTTCTGCAAGGTCAGTGTCGTCGAAGCGAGAGCCTTCTGTGGGCATCCCCTTGTTGTCGCCGCTGACGCAAAGAGCAGAGACGTTGCTGTTGTAGACCTTTTCGTTCTTAGGTGCAGCGACGAATCGTGCTGTCCAGATGCGGGTCTTGTAGCCCCGTTCAGAAAGTTTGTTGTAGATGCTGTCCTCACACTGAGGAGTCCCAAGGAAGATGATGCGGCTGTCGTCGTTAGGCTTCAGGATCGCCTCAAACTCTTTGACCTGCTCAGAGAGCTTGTCCCGCATGGACTGGGTGGCTGAGTTGTTGGGAACCTCTACGTCATCAGCGATGATGATGTCAGCGCGAGACCCTGTGAGTTGAGATGTTATTCCAAGAGACTTGACAGAGGGGGCGTGGCTGGCAGCAGCAGGACCAACATCAAAGGAGATTTTAGAGAAGCGTTGCTTGTCGCCGGGGATGAGGTGAGCCAGCAAGGGCATCTCATGGATCAAGCGGAGCGTGAAGGTTGAGAAGTCATCGGCACGGGTCTTGGATGCTGAGACCACAAGGATGTTCTTCTGAGGGTCCAAGAGAAGCTGGTGGACAACATACGCAGAGCAAATCCACGACTTGCCTACGCCCCGAAACCCTTGGACGACGGAGCGGTTAGGACCGTTCTGCATCCACTTAGCGATCTCATACTGGATCGGAGTGGGGGAGGGAAGGTTCAGGTGCGCCCACGTAGCCCACAGGAAGTTCCTGAAGTCCTTCAGCTTTTCTGGAATGTCATCAGTCATCGAGTCCTACAACCTTATCAGACGGGTCTTCAAAAGGCAAGAGACTTACGAGGTTCTGAAGGGGCGAGTCCATAGTGATTGCTGCTGTAATGTTATTATCCTTAAGGAGTTGTCTCGCTGCGTTGAGCAGGGCGGGGGGTGCTTCTCCTTCCTTAATCTTGCCGATGAACTCGTCAATCAACAGGTCTTGGAGACCCTCCAGTTTAAGGCTTCTAGTGGGATCGTTCATTTCTTTAGCTGTTGTCTGAGTTTAATTAGCATATAAATCAACGTAACGATGCCCACACTGATACCGACTAGAGTGTTGATGTCGGATAACGTGAAGGTTCCTAGCGTTCCTAGCGTTCCTACGACTGATGGAGTATGGGTGGAGGTCATGGCTTATACTGCAAGTTTTCCGAATACGGTGAAGAAGATATCCACGTCATTGGAGTTCGTCCCTATGTCAAAAGTGTTTGCGCTCACAACTACCGCTTGGGCGTTCTTATTATAATCGACGTAAGCGTAATCCTGAGTAACGACCACGGTGTATTTGAGGTCGTCCATTGCGGCGGTGAGAGTTACTCGGGTAAAGTGCGAATCGCCTCCCGACTGAGCAACGCTAGTGACATTGTAACTTCCTGTTTCCAGCGTGTTCGCCCCGGTCCCTGTCCCTGTCACTTTCCCGTAAGCCTTCGCAATGCCGGGATGATGCTTGAGAATGTCAGGGACGCACACACCAGCCGCAGTCTCGCCTTCCATTTCTGTCTTCGTCGCCGTGTCCACCTTGTCGTGGGTCACATTGTCGTTCAGGATCTTGGCAGTCGTCACGGCATCGTTTAGAATCGTAGCTGTAAGAACAGCGTTGTCAGCGATCTTGTCAGCGGTAACGGCATCGTTTAGAATCGTAGCTGTAATCACAGCGTTGTCCGCAATCTTGGGAGCGGTAACAGCATCGTTTATAATCTTAGCTGTAATAACAGCATTGTCCGCGATCTTCGTGGCGGTAACAGCATTTGAGCCAATCTT